CTCCGTTCCTTTAGTCGGCTTTTGCGTCCTCAAAGCATCCCTTCTCAGTGTTCTCTTGTATTACTTCAACTAACTCTGCTCTGTGAAGAACTGTGAGATCAATGTTGTCGATAATATTCTGAGCACTTTCACATGTTAATAATGATGCGAGAAGAAATTCCATGAGGATGAACGATTCCGTTCCGAGTCGGCTTACTTGCGTCCTGAATGTATCAGGATGAACGATTGTGTTAATAATAACACATTTCAACTATTTAGTCAAGTAATTTCGCAAAACTTAATACAGTTTTACAACTGTCTACCATGTTGGTCAACCAATCCAAGTTTTTCTATTTGACCCAAGTTAGATTTCTCTTTCTTTTTAAGTTTTTTATATTCTTTTATAATCTTATCTACTTCACTCTTAGAAACTTTAGCATTAAGTTTCTGCCCTTTCTCACCTCCACCTTCATTCTCTATGTAATCATTGAGAGCAAGTTGAATGTCTGCTTCTATGATCTCATTTATTTCATCTCTAAGTTTATCGTCATTCACTTTTTTTTCCTCTTCTTAGGTGGTGTGGGCTTGGTTCCTCCATCCCATGTTCTTGGACTTACTATTCCTTTAGTCCAAGCAATACCTTGAACATTTTTATATGTATCATAATAATGATCGAACAACTCTAACTGTGTACCTGCTCTACTCACATCATATTTAAGTTCATCTTCAACTTTATATGATACTAGGAAAGAATCAGAAGGCAATTTCTTATCCTCTGCCTTACCTATTTCACATTTTTCATGTAGTACTTGCACAGTCATCCCCTACCACCCCATGTAATTTGTGGATATGCTTGACTTACTATCTCTCTAGTAATAGTTTTATACTTAGATTCAAGATCCTTATCCTTAACTAGGCATAAAATTTCAGCATCTAATGGATGTAATCCTGTAAGCATATTAATAAACATAGTTTCTCTTCGGAGACCATTTATACTATTGTTACCACCTTTAATAAAGTTATAAAACTTAGTATACTCTCTACGAATTGTAGTATGCCCTTGCTTCATATCACTGGCAGTTCCCAAAGAAGTAGTTTGATTATGTTCCATAGTACCAACCTGTTGGTTGACTCTAGTACTTAAAGTTCCACTATTATTCTGCTCATCCTTGAGACTAGAATAAGGAACTTCTCCAGGTGGTAATAAAGAAATTACACTATCATCAAAGTTCCAAATAAAGATTGCTCTTAATGATGGATGATCAAATTTTCTTAGTGCTTCCACTTTCCTTGCACCAGATCTTTGCTTATTCACTAAATCAAATACTTCAAAAGTAAAAGGATTTACTGGAAGATCTGGGATTGGTTTTGGTTGCCTTTTAACTTTCGTCGTCGTCTTCGCTGGTGTCATGTTGTTCAAACCTCACTGCTAAAATTTCATCGGGAATTAAGTTCCCATGTTCATCATACATCTCTGGATGAGTGTACACAATTTGTGGTGTTGTCTCATAAGAATGCTGTCTTGCCATCCATCCTATCATACCTCCTACTAAAAGTGCAAGTAAGGACACTGTTGTAGTAAGTGTCAAGGTTACTATGGTCATTTCCATGATGATCCTCCACTGGTTGTTTTCTTTTTGTTAATCCGTAAAGAAAACTCAAAAGTAAAATGTATTTCCCTTTTAAAGAAAGATACTATTCGTTCAAACCTAATACCTACGGGTTTGACCTTTTGAGTTTTGGGTCTTCCTCCTGTCAGTATTAATTCTACTCCTCTATTTATAGGCAAATTAGAGGATTGCTTTTTCTTGGAGATATTTGATTGAGTCACTACATCCTCCCAATTTTTTTCCATTTAGTACAATTTGAGGAAACGTAGTTCCTTCTCCAAACTCTCCATAAAAACTTTGCTTATTAAAATCATTGTCTAAAGTGTAGACCACATGGTTAAGTTGTGATAATTCTAGCACTTCTATAATCTTTTCGCAATAGGGGCAACCTGGTTTTGAGTATACAGTGAAATTCAATGTCTCAATTGTCATCGTTGATACCTTTTGTAAAATACTATTTAACCTTGCCAGATCATGTCGGGCATTGGTTGTTGTCCTGGTCTGTTAACGATTAACAATATACCATATCCAACAAACCAGATGATGTTAAACAACCATGCTTGTCTCCAAAGGTACTTTCTAATACCCATAGCAATGGTTACCTTTTTAACTGCTTTAGGATCATATTCATTACCTGTAGATCTAAGTATCTGCTCTATAATCACCGCAACAATAGTACCTATCACTAATGGATAGAATACAAAATTTGCGAATGACATGATTGCTATTAGGAAAACCATTAGTCTAGTGCATCTAAATTTGAATGTTTAACTGGTTTGTGATCTTTCATTCCATCATGATTACCATCACCTGGTAACTTACCAAAGGCACAGTACTCAATTGCTTGAATAGATCCTTCCAATCTTTCTAATTGTGTATTTAACTCTAACCATCGATCATATGCAGGTCTTAAACTTTGTTGCTCTGTCTCCAATTGATTTACTCTTTTAGTAAACCGTTGGAGTAACTGCTCATAATTTTCAGTAGTCTTCATGGATCTTTTTCCTCTTAATAATAATTTGGTCATTAGCATGATCGGGAACAAACTCCAATACATCATCGTGAGGCCACATCATTTCCTCATACAATGCATTGAGTCGATCCATGTCCTCCCAAAGATCATTAATGTGTACGCTTTCATCGTCAGGCATAAAAATCTCTAGGTTAAGGTTTTAATTATAACATTATTTATTTTTACTGTCAAAATGTTTTCTAATAACTGTTATCTGATCCTCATACTTAGCAATCATATTAATTTCCTCTTCGATTGCTTCTATGATATTAGAGTGTTCTCCAATACCTGCAGGATTAGTAAGATAAACTTCAACATTAGCAACATGCTTTTGGATATCTCCCTGTGCATGTGATATCAATGCTCTGATTAATTGTTCTCGCATTACAGATTGTCCTCTTGTTCTGTTAACAATACTACCACATCTGATGTTGGTTTGGCAACACAAGTAAGAGCAAATCCTTCTTCAAGTTGATCATCATCTAAAAAGAATTGATCTTCTTGATTCAATGTTCCTTCTAAAATCTTCATACAACATGAAGAACAAGATCCAGCACGACATGAATAGTTATGCTCTAAACCCGCTTCCTCCAATGCATCTAGTATAGTAGTGTCTTCATCACATTCAAAAGTATTTTCTTCACCTTCTGATGATTTTAAAGTAATAGTAGCCATTCGTAATATATGCAACCGTATTATATATCACATTTAATGAGAAAATATTATACCTTATTGAGAATAGATATCATTAACTAATATATTTGTCTTGCTTCTTAAAGAACTCACCCATAGATGATTGTAATTGACCTTCATTTTCTTTAGGGTCAAATTTATCATAACCATTTCTCTTCTTCCATTGATTATACATTGCTCCCATCATCCATGATTGAGCAAGACTCTTAGGTCCATTCAACAATAATTCTACCTTATTACCTGAGTAGTAAGGTATAGATTCTTCTCTCCAATTGGAGTCATCATAAAGTTTTTTATCCATAGTTAAAGGTCTTTCCTTTGATTTTTGTATCACCGTCAGGTGAGGTTCCACCAGGTTTCATCGTTCCTGCGGTAAATCTTTTAACATTTTTACCTGCAGATTTGCCGAGTCCACCCTTTCTTGTAGCACTAACAGTGCCAGTCTTCTTCGTCTGAGTAAGAACTGCATCTTGTCCATACTTCTTACCTAGTGACTTAACTGCTTTCTTAAATGCTCTCTTGCCTTTTTTACCAGAGGTGACTACATGACTACGCTCTTTAACCTTTGTCTTCTTTCCAGTCTTTTCGTCTGTCTCATCCCATCGTCCTTGTACCTTAGTAGCACCAGGAAGACCCTTGCCCTTTATGTCACGATCTAATTGCTTAGCTCGTGCTCTATTCTCTTTGGATGATTTGTCACCTCTAGACCCAGACAGGATAGCAACTCCTCCCTTATCGGTCTTGCTTTTGATTCTGCTTAGACTACTCTCCTCTAACTGAGAGCATTCTAGCATAAATTCTGAATATGTCTTCATCGCATGTGACAGTTATTATATTGGTATTTATACGAATCTTCTCATTTCCTCAAGAATATACGTGTATGCTTCTACTATATCACCTTCATCTTTTCTAAACAAATCTTTATCGAATCTTTCTTTAGTACCTTTTCTCCAGAGTCTCATATTATCAGGTGATAATTCATCACCCAAGAATAGATTGCCGTAGGAATCATAACCAAACTCCAATTTAAAATCTACAAGATCTATACCCATAAGAGTGAATAACATTTGGAACTGTAAATTTACATCCAGTGCTACCTCTCTCATCTTTGTGGGGTCTATACCCATTAATGCTACACGATCTGGTGTAAGTAATGGATCATCCTTTGCATCATCCTTTAAGTAATACTCTACAAGAGGTGGGTTTAATATTGTTCCTTCTGTTAAGGTAGTCTGTCTAACTATTGATCCAGCAGCAATGTTCCTAACTATAACTTCTACAGGAACAATCTCTAACTTTTTACATAGTAAAGTATCAAGTCCTTGAGTACCCAAATAGTGAGTCTTAATACCTCTACTCTCTAACATTTCAAATAATAATGCAGAGATAAGACAACATACCTTACCTTTACCTTCAGGAAAATCTACTCTCCTACCATTACCAGCAGTAACCTTATCATGAAAATGTATGTACACTTTCTCAGGTTCTTCCGCTAGACGGTAAAGAGATTTAACTTTACCTTCACTTAACAAACACTCTGCTAATAGTATAGGTGCTGTCTTTGTATAAAAAATATTCGGTTGGTTTTTTGAATCTCCACTCATAATGGAGACCCCATTGTTTTATATCCAAGTATGTCCGTTCTTTGTTTTTTATTATATTGCAAAAAACATCCTAACATATATTTTGCATAACCATTTATAGCTGGTTTTCCTCTGTGCAAATATGTCCATGCAACAGGAAATAAAACTAATGTTCCTGTCTCAACTTTTGTTTTAATATTAAATTGAGGAAATTCGGTTTCT